TAGTAGTCGGAATTATAGCTTTGATAGCTGCCATAGTGCTTTTATGGAGGAATTGGGATTCAGTAGTAGCATGGCTTCAGGATACATGGACAAAATTTGTTGATGGTATTAAGGCTGGATTTGATTGGATCATGAACCTATTCTCAGGAATGCCAGTATGGTTGCAAGTTGCAATTGCTGCATTTATGCCATTCATAGGAATACCGTTGTTAATTATTACTCATTGGGAGAGCATAGTCACTTTTTTTAGTAACATATGGGTGAGCGTAAAGGGTGCATTTGTTAATGGTATACAAGGAGTAAAGGATTTTATTACAGGTACATTTTCTTGGTTTAGGGAATCAGGTGCAAAGATAATGTCAACATTTACAGAAGGTATAAAAAGTGTATTGTTAGCTCCATATGAAGCAGTTAAAAGTGGTTTGAAAAAGGTTAGACAGCTACTTCCATTCTCAGATGCAAAAGAGGGTCCATTATCAGAATTGACCTTATCAGGAAGAAGAGTATTTGAGACTATATCAAGTGGAATGAGTCAAACTCAGGACATGCCTTCTAAAATCAGTGAAAAAGCATTTTCTAACATGGATATGACATCAGAAGAACCAGAACGAAAAATAAGCTTAGTAGAAGTAATAAAAGAAATAATAAAGGATAAAAAAGATAAGGATGACAGAAATGGTGAGAATGATAATAGTGGAATATGGATTGATAAGCTATACATTCAAGCTGATATAAGTAAGATTAAAGACCTTCCAACATTATTCAAGCTGCTTAAGGAAATAGAGGATTATAACAATGGAAATGGTAAGAAGCCGACACCCATACCTGCTGGATAGGAGGGGATAACATTATATATGTTGATGATAGTACAGTAAAAGTGGGAGGAATAATCCTCCCTGGTATCTTTAAAAGTATTGAGGTAAAGACTCCTGCTCTAGTTGAGGAACAATCGGTAGAAGGAAGCTCTGCTAAACCAAAACAAGCAGTAGGCTATGAGGATGCTAAGATATTATTTGAGCTTATACTTGACGATAGTCCAGAACAAACAAAACTTGATAAGCTTACATTGATTCAAAACTTATTCAAAAAGCCAGCACAAGCAAAGCCTGTTGTATATGAGATAGTGAATGAACATACAGCTATACGTGGAGTATCAAAGGTGATATTTAAAGACTTAACTACAAAGGAGCAGAACAAAAAAAGCGAAGTGCTTGTTAGTATTGAGTTCTGGGAATACATCCCTATTACAATAAAAGCTACTAAAAAAAGTACTAAATCGAAAAGTTCAAGCAGTGCTGCTAGTTTATCCTACGAATATCTAAATTACCTGACAGGCAAAGGAGCTGCACCAAGTTCAAACACACAAACAAATTCAATTGCATTTGGACTGCAAATAGGATTGCAGGGTCTTAAGACAGCAAAGACACCAGCAACGGATAATGCATCATATATGGTATATAAAAATATGCTGGCAGCTATGCCATTTGGGTAGGTGATAATATGTCAGATGAATTGTTTTATCCTGAAATAAATGTAAATATTGGAGAATATGAATTTACTCAGGGCATAGAGATTGAATGTTATTCTTCAAAGGATTCATATTTTGATTGGTCTAAAATCAAGTTTAATCAGCAACTTAATGAAGCAGTAACTTTGAATAAGCGTGATAAGGCATATATTGAGTTGGGTTATGATGGAGTATTTGATACTGTCTTTGAAGGATATGTTGTAAGCCAAGGAATTGAAATCATATTAAAGGATCAAATGATAATACTTGAGGAAACTTATATAACAGAAACTTTCTTAGATGCAACTCCCCAAGAAATATTACAATTTTGTTTAAATAAAGCAGGAGTTAAGAATATTAAGCTCACAAATACTATATATCCAAGAAAAAGTGTTGTTCCAATATTTAAGAAGGACTGTATATCAGTATTTGAAGAGCTAAAGTCCTTATGGAAATTTAAAGAGAAGTTTTTCTTTTCAAATGGTATCTTCTATTGGGGAGAGAAGCCAGTACAAAAGGATATATATGAGTTTAAATATGGAAGTAACATTATTTCACTGGAATACTTTGGAGGCTTATGGATATTAGAGACTGTAGCAGCTCCATACATTAAGTATTCGCATGAAATCAGTATAATGCATCCAAAGTTATCAGGAATCTATGAGGTTGAAAAGGTTGTATTTACAAGCAATGAAAATGGCTTTGTAAGAACCTACATATATTTTAAGGAGTAAATATGATGATGATGGAATCAATGATAAAAAGCGTTATAGACAATACATTAAAAAATGATTATCCTCATGTGTTACTTCCACTAGCTGTATATGCAAGAGTTACTAAGGTGCAAGACCAATACACTTATTATGATCATGACATTAAAATACTTGATGAAAGTATGAATTATAATGAAGACTTTCCAGAGCTTCCGAGGGTTAAGTCAAAGGTGAGATATGAGGTAGGAACAATAGTTGCTGTATTACTAATGTATGGACAACTTAATGCATTTATAGTAGGGGAGGCAGTACTTTAATGATGGCATTAACAGATATTAAGCTTGATTCAAACTGGCAGCTTACACCTGCTGCTAATGGAGACATGTTGACTGTAACAGACTTTGACCTATTACTCCAAGATATATCACTAGAAGCCATGAGCCAAGAAAGAGAGCTGTTTTATGATGAAGAATGGGGATGGTCGCTAATTGACTTTATGCAGTCACAGCTTGATGAATTGACAAAGCTTGAAATAGAGCAACGAATTAAAATTAAGATGGGTAGGAGACAGGAAGTTGACAGTTCTAATATTAAGATTGACTTTGAACCATACGCAGAGCAAGAAAATGTATTGATAAAAGTATTATTCAGGTTTCTTGATAGTAGTCAGGATTATAGTTTAGGGGTTGTTTTAGACAGAGTTAAGGTTGAGGTGGTGATTGTGTGATTGATGAAAAAGTGCTTGATGAAATACTTCCAGTACCAGAAATTGATGAACTTAAGGAAAGCATTCAACAAGAACTGACACAAGAAGGATTTGTAATAACAAATTTTAATTCAGGCGGTATTTTTTATACATTGATGATGATTCTAATTTGGATCAGAATTGAACTGGTTAAGCTATTGAGGTTTGTATTAAACAATATGTTCATATCTCATGCTGAAGGAGTATGGTTAGAATTAAAGGCTGCCGACTTTAGCAAAAAAAGAAAGCAGCCGACTAAAACCAGAGGGTATGTAACTATAAAAAGAAGTGTGGCAGATAGTGCAGTTAAAATTGCAAAAGGTCATGTGTTCAAGACCGAGCAGGACATAAATGGGGAAGAGCTTAGATTTATAGCACTGGAAGATGTAATAATGCAAAAGTCGGCTTTAAATCAATTGGTATTAGTTGAAGCTGAAAAAGAAGGATCTATATACAATGTACCTGTTGGACAAATAAAGAAGTCATTAATTCATATATCAGGCATTGAGGAAATTATAAATGAAGATAATTGGATAGTAAGAGAAGGCTCAGATAAGGAGGATATTGAAAGTCTGAGAAGCAGAACATTGAACTCATGGGCAGAGCTTTCTACTTTACCCATTAGCACAAAGTTAAAAAATGTTGCTGAGTCAGTAGATGGAGTATTATTTGCTACAGTTGACGATTTACACCCAAGAGGTCAGGGAACAATTGATATTATTGTAACCTCAACAGCAGGACAAGCAACGGAATATTTACTAGAACTAGTTAGAATAGCTATGGACAGTATTAAAGGACCATATGACAATATACTTGTTAAAAGCTCAGAAACAGTACTTCAAGACATTACCGCTGTATTATATATTTCAAATGATACTATTGAAGATGGAATTACTGATAGGGCGAATTCGATACTTGTAGAGCTTCTAAAAATTAATAAAGGAAGAAATCTTAATGAACTTTATGTTTTGGATATCAGCTTTGCATTGAAAAAAGAGCTACCAATAAAGAATGTAAAAATATTAGATCCAACAGATGATGTGTTGCTTGCCAGTGATAAAGTTATTATTCTTGGACAAGTAAATATTTCAATACAGAGGGTGTAAGTGATGTTTGAGAAGTTTCAGGATTATATGTATTATTTATTAGCTGCTCCGCTTAAAAAGATATTTAAAACAAACAATCAGTTTTATATATTATTTAAGGTTTTTGGAAAGCTATTTGACCAAACAAAGCAGGATATTTTTAGAGTTCGACAGGAATCCATGATTATATCTGCAAATGAAATAATGCTTAATGAGCATGGCAGGGATAGGGACATGCAGCGGCTCAAGGGTGAGACTGTTTTGGATTACAGGACTCGACTGCTGATGAAGAACCTCATAGCTGAAAAAGCTGGAACACTGGATGGTATATTAATAGCACTTGTAGCTTTAGGCTACGAAAAGTCATACATAGAGCCTTATTATTTACATGACCCTGAGAAGTGGGCAGAATTTATTGTTTACTTATCTTCTGAAAAACAAAGTAATATTACAGATTTAATAACTATTAATATGGAAGTTATGAAGGTAAAGCCAGCAGGAGGACTGCCATCCTATGGAGTCGGTTCAGATAGTTTTATAGAAGTTGAAGCAGAATTTAATGCATATGTATTTGACTATCCAATATGTAATGTTCTTGTATGTGGGGAGGAAAGCTGATGATCACACAAGAGGGAATGAGTGAAATAGGACAGGCTATATCAGGTTTAGTCAGTCATGGAACATATAACCTTAACGGAGTGACAATCGAAAGCCCAATATATAAAAAATCAATAGAAGGAAATAAGGTATTAATATATTTGGCTTTTGAGGATGGATTAAGTGGGAGATTAAGCAATTTTAAACTTATATCGGTATCAGGGAATGAATTAGCGGTTAAGCCTGAGCTAATAGATAAGCCAGATACAAAAGGACTCCTAGTAAGATTCAAGTTTGAATTTAGGGAGGTATAAGAATGTATGATAAAACGGAATGGATAGACCATGTAGTAGATCCAGAGAGTGGAGAGGTAATTGTAGAAGGTAC